TCGCTTCCATCTCTGCGTTTGTTGGAGGATCGTAAGCAGCAAGAGCATCTCCACACTTAGTTTGTATACTTCCAAGCGCCGTATTGTTCCAAGTAACGTTGCTGTCTGACTTAGGCACTTTGCCAAGCTCAGTTACAAGCCCAGATAGTCTTGTGCTATTAGCATCCATCTCTTCTCTGATAGCTGTTGCACTCGGAGGCGCACTTGCGAGAGAGTATCCTGTTTTATCATTGTTTGTCGTTACTGTTACTCCACCAGTCACGCTGCCAACAGCCCCCGTAACACTACCAACCGCTCCTGTAACGCTACCTACCGAACCACTGAGGTTCCCTGTGATGTTACCAGTTAAATTAAAAGACTGTGCGCTTGTCAGTTGCCTTGTATCTGCACTCCATATTTGTGCAGGCGTTGGAGGTGCTGTGTAACCTGCTGTTGCAAGCCTTGTACTAATAGCAGCATCCAGATAACCACCTACTATCTTTCCCGCTGTACCATCACCATAAGAACCTGGTATTAGTGTCGCCCACGGATCACCTGCTGAGCCCGCTGCTGCTATACCTGCACCTACTGAACCAGCTATGTCATGGTCTTCTAATGCCTCATCGAGGATGCCGTCTACAATATCCTGAACTGTGAAACCAGCACCGCCATTACCGCCAGCAGGTGCATTGACAAGTGATGCCTCGGTGAATACATAGTCTTCATCTTCACCTTCTTCAAGCATCGTATCAACTTTATCAACAATGCCTTTGATAGCAGCAAGCATATAATTTGCACCTTCTATTTCCTGTCTGATAGCAGTTGCAGTTGGAGGAGAGGTTGATAGTGAATAACCAGTTTTATCCTTATTTGTGCCTACGGTGACATCAGCCGTAACTGAGCCTACTGCACCTGTAACTGAACCAACAGCTCCAGTTACTGAAGCAACTGAACCTGCTACGTTGCCTCCAACGTTACCAGTTACGCTACCAACTGCTCCAGTTACAGAACCTACTGAGCCTGACAAGTTACCTGTTATGTTACCTGTTAGATTGAATGACTGTGTATTGGTAAGTTGTCGTGTAGCTGTAGCCCATACAGCAGTACCAATCTTGCTTGCAGCAGCGTCAGCAAGCTCATCTGATCCTATAGCATTCGTTGCTATGGCTGTTGCATCAATAGCACCAGCAGCGAACTTGGCACTGGTGATAGCTCCTGAATTTATCTTACCTGCTGTAATTGCATTGTCATTTATCTTTGCAGAGGTTATGGCATTGTCGGCTATTTTGGCATTGGTGATACAGTCTGCTGCAAGGTTCTCTGCTGCGATGGCATTATCCGCAATCTTGGCGTTGGTGATGGCATCGGCGTTGATAGAGGCTGCGGTTATAGCGTTGTCGGCAAAGGAAGCAACCTTAATACCTGTCGTGTCAAGCAAGGTCTTGAGTGCTGATAAGCCATATGTTGCACTCTTGATAAGTGCCAATGCTCCGCCTGCCCTTTCTATTGAGAATGAGCCTACCCATGCGTTTATTGTTCCACCATCTACTGTTGCCCCTTCAATTCTTACTTGATACTCATGCCCTGCCTCCCAAAAATCAGCAACAGTATTATCACTGGTATCAATAATGAGCAGATGGTTTCCAGTGATTGAATCAAAGTCAACCGTCATAGTGATACCAGCTGCATTGTTTCTTTGTGTCGTACCACCGTCTTTGTGGATGTGAACGTCAGTGTTCACAAGGTTAGTGACTGTCACACTTGCCGCAGGGTCGTTGGAATCGAAGGTGTTTATTGGTATATACACCGTTGCGTTTGCTGCGTAATCTCCGTAGTATGGAACCATTTAAAAACCTCCTCTTCCTAATGGTGTTGTGAATGGTCCTGATAAAGGTGTCGATGATGGTGTTGAGGATGCCCCTCCTGCATCCTCATAATAATAGACAAATGGTTGTCCATCAGCCCAGCGAATATCGCTCTCTGCTATTACCGCCTGTCCGTCAGCCCATTTAATCTCAGTTGCCATCTATCCTCACGTTATCGTTGGTTTTGGCCAGACATAGACCTCATCGTTGGCCTCATACTCAACCAGATCAAGACTTACCGTTATCCATCCATCTTCTGTAGTTGTAAATGAATCAGAGGTGATAGTTTTCGTCCAGTCTGCATCATTATCTCTTGTTGCCACTGCCGCTGATTTTGTCGCTCTGGTAATTACGCCGTCTGTACCGATGTAATCAATGGTAAGGACTAAATCTACCGAAGTGGTGTATGTTGTTTGTACCTTATAGGCAAGGGTGTGTGTTCCTGCTGCAAGCCATATACGGACATCCTCTATTATTCGCAATGCAGAATTTACATCAACACAATTTTGCTGTATATTTGATGCCTCAAGGCAGTACCCGCTTCCGCTGTCAGGGTCCACGCTTGGCGCGTCACCTGTGCCGTCACAGGCTGTTTTCAGTACATCTCCATAATTGTCGTAGATTTTATGTGTCCCATCTACCCTATTCAGGTTCTCACATTTGAGGCGGTTGTGTTCGTAGGCAGTATTAATGCCATAAATTACCGTTTGCGCTCCTATATCGGCATTGTTGCGCAGAACATTGTTAATTGATTTACGGGATATATAGCTGCATCCTGATATAGTACCTGATATAGTGTTAGAGCAAGAATAGTACAGGCCACTGTTACATCCTGATATAGTACCTGATATAGTGTTAGAGTAAGAAGCGATCAGGCCACTGTTACATCCTGATATAGTACCTGATACTGTATTAGAGTAGGAGGCGTTCAGACCATAGTAACATCCTGATATAGTACCTGATATAGTATTAGAGTAAGAAACGTACAGGCCATAGTAACATCCTGATATAGTACCTGAGATAGTATTAGAGTAAGAATAGACCAGACCATTGTTACATCCTGATATAGTACCTGATATAGTATTAGAGTAAGAATAGAACAGGCCATTGTTACATCCTGATATAGTACCTGATATAGTGTTAGAGTAAGAATAGTACAGACCAATGTTACATCCTGATATAGTTCCTGATACTGTATTAGAGTAGGAGGCGCTCAGACCATAGCCATAAAATGTTGTCCCTGTCCCCGCTGTTGCCCTAATCTCACATTGCAAAATACTGTCATGGACAGCATCTAAAATATTGACAGTCGTGTTTCCGGTAAATCTGATAGACACATTCCTGCTGACTAAAAATATACGGGCAAGGGGGTATTGTGCGGAATCTACATTGGCAGACAACACAATAGTCTCTGCATTAATCGTTGTTAACTGTGTGCGCTGTTGGTCGTAAGATTCTGGTGCATTGCAGTCAACCAGACACACATAATCATGCCCATCTGTCGTTACCCACGGGGTATCAGCAGTTACGTCCTGAACCACGTTCATAGTTGCCGTAGAGGTATTGGTATGCCCACTATACATGGTGAGCGTACCACTACCTGTGGCTGAGGGTATTACGATATTTGCATCTGCATTTTGCAGGGCAAGTTTACAGGTATTGCCCGATACGGTACGCACATAGTAAACATCCGTGTTCGTCCATCCTGTCGGCAATGTCCCGCTTGATTTTATCATAACGGGAGTCCCTTCTGATGGAGGTGCACCAGTAAACGTGATAATACCAGTGGTAGTATTTATATCGGTGGACTGGTCGGTGCAGGTATATGCTGCACCGTAGGTTTCAACAAAAGTGTTTGTCGGCTGGGTGCAAAATAGTTTGATTTCAAGGTACGTTCCCATGATACGGGACGTACCGTCAAGCTGGATAATAGCCTTGTTTGCAAAGGTTAGCGGGTCATCAGTATCACCGGCTGGCCATTTACCATCGTGGTTGGCAAGCAATCTGCCAAGTGTTACGCCATCGTTATTGCCGAGTATGCCATAGTTAGTACCTGTTCTGAATTTCAGGTGTCCATCTGTACCATCCTTAAAATAGAGCATACCAGGGGTTGTGGCGTGGCTGGCTATGGTCAATGTAGTAAGCCCAGTCCATGAAGACAGATCGGCATTCATCAACACATTATGCCCTGCTGCTATGACAACTGCATCACCGTCAGCTGGGGCTCCCCCGGCACCAGAGCCACCCGACCAAATCGCATCAGACCAACTACCAGAACCAGTTGAAGTTGCTGTAGCCATTAGGGTTTCTCCTCAGCGGTTTCCGCAGTTTTGATGTCAAGTTTGCTGTCTGACGTAGCTGCCTTGTATTCCGCTGCAACCGTTTCAAGCGTGGCTTTCGGGTTTGTTTCTATTTTGGCAAGCATGTAATCAGAAAAAGTCTTTCGCTCTTCCTCTTTTTGCTGCTCTGCAATCATTCGTTGCTCTTCTGCTGCCATCGCTACAATAGAGGCTTCAATCTGCTTGAGCCGAGCAGTGATATGCTCAACAAGTTCCTTCTCCTCAATCTTCATTGATTTGATAGGAATGACTTCATTGATATGGGAACCATCAGAACGTGCAACGGTGAAACGAACTTCCGGTCCCCACGGACGATTGATGAGTTTATGGGCAATATATGTATAGTCTGGAATTGTTAAAGCCATTACCTATTCCTCCACACCCATTTCAGGGTACAAGTCTTAGTTGACTTGGCGCACTTGGCAACTGTTTTTGTAACACGAAAGGGACGGTTGTACTGCACCCCCATATATTACAGGCTGCGACAGTCAGATTGTACGTTGTCCCCTGCACTGCACTTCCAACATCCATCCTCAAAGAACCGTCAGCCTGTGCGGTCACATTGGTTTCAGACCAGCCGGTAAGCTGATATGATGTAGCACCAGGATTAGGATCAGATATCAGAAATGGTGAAGCAAATGCTGTTACTGCGAATAAGATAAAAATGATTGATAGCAGTGTTTTCATGTGGCCTCCTTAAATATTGTATTGTAATACCCATACGTTTGTGTAGCTCTATTTGTCCATGCCGTAGTGTATCCAGACTCGCCTTTGGCATATCTCATAGTGCAATTAGTTTTGTTAAATTGTGCAATGTACCAGTTGTTATCACTAGCAATATAACCAAAGTACATAAGCTCTGATGATATATCGTAGTCGGATAGTTTATACTTTGCAGTCGCATCCTGTGTTGTTACCCCCTGTAATGACGGGAAATTATCAACATGAGCAATTACTCTTTTATCGTACAATACAGGCATTAGAAGTTAGCCTCCGAGTCAAAGCTCCCAGGGTTGTCTATAGGATGCGGGATGATAGGTGTCATATCGAGTGATCTCCGTTTAATAGGTTCAAAGGGTGACTTTGGTTTTATAAGCCGTGATGCGCTCGCCACCCTGTCATCAAATGTTTTTGGTATCTCACCGCTCTCTTTAAGCTGTGCCTGTAACACACCCAACTGTACTCCTATATCAAACATCTCACTCTCAATTTCTCTTAAACGGCTCTGAAGCGTATTGTATGTAGTTTTTAACTCCTCATATTTTGCTTTTGCTACAGGGTCAGCCATTATTTTATCCCCCCTCTGTAAGCCAGTTCCCAGTCGTATGTTGTAAACGCCCCACCTTTCTTTGTATCCTCAATTGCTTCTGATACCGTGCCGTCTATTTTGGATATATGGTCGGTAAGCTGAGCTAACACCATATTGAGTTCCTGCGGGTCATTAGTTTGAACGTTATAGATACGATCAGGCATTTGACAAACTCCATATTTGTGCTATATATACTGATATGAGCTTCATAGCCTTCATATGCATTTTATGTTTAATATACTATCTGGCTATTGTTACTTTTCATTAGTCAGATAGTTGTATCGTCCCATATTTGCCTGCCACATCTCCGAGAAACATGCTCATCTCTTTCGATACTACACCTGATGTAGCCAACCTTCTGATGATGCCTCTTTTTGCTGTTGAACTCCTTGCAAGCATTAAAGCAGAACCAGCCATAGCAAGAGCTGGGTATTTGTCACCTAAATAAGCATAACTTGCAAGACCTGTTACCCCTAAAAGGTTGCCAAATATTTCCATCCCCATGCTAAATTCTGCTTTTCTTTTCGCACTTTCTGTACTCAATTCTGCCAGTACTTTCAATTTATCCATAGCCGATCTAAATGTAGCTGGGATGATATCATCAGATATTGCTTGCTCATATCTTTTTATATAATTTGCTGGGTTAAATTCATTAAACCCCTTTTTGGTAGAAAATGATGCTTTAAATATATCTTCTATAGGTTTTAATTTGCTTAAATAAGCATATGCTTCGTCTGCCTGTTGCCATAATTTAGCAGCTTCTTCTGGCATTTCAGACCTCATAATTCTGTTCAGCTCTTTCTGTATAACCTTTCCTACCTTTGACGATCCAAGATTAGCCTTAAGTGTACCGAGCATCTCCCGTGATACTGTTCCTGCCTCATCAACAGACTGTAAAAAACCATTCAGTGTAGCCACTGCTGATTTGTTTAATGCAGTTGGCTTAAAGTTTTTAACAGCAGTCTTAATAATGTCTTCCATCACTTCAGGGCTTAAATTGGCAAGTTCCTGGTTATTTTTAATAGAAGTTACTAAGTCACTTACATTACCAGGCTTCAACAAGTTCTGGATATACTTTATTGTATTTGGCATTGATATTCGTTCTGGCAACATATCTATGGCCTGTTGATATAATTGCCCCTGTTTGGCTTTTGATGCCTTTATTGATGTTTCAAATAATTCACTGCTAACATCCTTGGCATATTCACCAGTTTTAGCAATAGTCTTGCTTAAACTACTCCGTTGTAATAAGTTTGCTAATGGTAATTTACCGATAAGAGCATCGTAAAGTGAAGCTGTCTTGCTTTCCGGTCTAAGCATTGATATGGAAGGAGCGATCCCCGCTTCCTTGGCAATTACATTAACTTTCTGCATTGTAGGGGATAACTTATTACCTAATACTCCGAGAGCTGTTTTTGCACCTACCTGACCTCCAGCAGGAGATAACCCTCCGTAGAGAATATCCATTCCAATATCTGCAAATTGTTGCCCTGTTGGTTCTGGTTCAGATAAGCCAGTTGTTTGTTCTATCACTTTTTGCAACGATGCTCCTATACCTGCTCCTCCAGCAGTACCTCCAACAACCCCGGGCAGTCCTAATGGCGCACCCACAACACCACCCACAACACCACCTATTGCAGGTAATGATGATGTTCCTGCTTTAGCAAGACTGCTCCAAAAACCTAATTTTGGCGGTGTAGTACCGAGGGATGATTGTTGTGATATTTTATCAAATACATCACCCTGTTGTTGTTCTGCTATTCGGTCAAAAATATCAGCCATTATTGCACCTTCCAACCATCCTTTTTTGCAGCTTCTCTTGCTTTATTTTTGTCCCCACCATAAGCATTTAAATATTTCCTTGCTGTAGCTTCATCAATGACTTTACCATTTCCTTTCATTTGTAATGTCGGTTTTTGTGGCTCTATCTCCTTTCTACTTTTCTTCGATATTGCTCTATAATATCCAGTAGGGTCTGCAATTTCTACAATGCTCCCTATCCCATTAGATAACATATCAAAACCTGTTGCAACTGCTTCTGGTGAACTGAATAGCTGGTTGTTATACCTTTCCTGTAACCTTTTTACTTCGCTTTCAGGGATTTGGGCGCCAGACTCAAGCCTTATCTGTGCCTCACCTGCTTGTTTTAATATCTTCCCGTAAGGCGCTACTTCACTATTTGCCATAGCCTCTGGGGACTTGTACCATAGCCATAGTTTCTTGGCAAAGTCAGTATCAAGCTGTCCATTTGGGAATAACCTTTCCTTTACCTTAGGTAGGTTCTCCATTGCCACAATAGCATTAGATAGTTTGGCTGCATCCTCTGTACCAAGTTTCTTCTCAGGTTCTCTTATGTATTTGCTCGCATCCAGCATCTCTTCAGTCCAGTTACCTTTTGGTCGCTCACCTGTTTCTACGTTAATATATTTCTGCAGGTCTTCATTCTTGAGATACATCGAACGTTCAGGAGGTTTTAATGCTCCACCCGGTGCGCCCAGACCACCGCCTAAACCTGGTAACCCTCCTACTCCTTTTTTCTTTATCATGGTTCCCATTTTTATCAGGTCATCCCCGATAGTAGGGCTGGTCATGTCAAGGTTAAATTGTCCTGTACCTGGTGATAGTGCTTGCGAAGGGATGCCCATACCCCCTCCAGGTTGCTTTGGGATATAAACAGGTGTTTCAGACCTATCGGGGTTTACTCTCATCTTTATTTCATATTCCTGCCCAGCCTGTCTTATATTCCCTGTAGCATTCCCGTATTCATCAACAAATTGCTCTACACCAGGTATATTCGTCTTTCTCCATTCACCTTTTATCGGTCTTATCACTGGTTGCCCAATAGGGTTACCAAAAGCATCCTTCTGTTGTATAACTTCTTTACCGTCTTCTATCCGCCTTTCTTCATATGATCTGACCCCTGTGTATGGTCTGCCATAAATATCATGTTCTACTGCCATCCGTGGGTTTATTCCGCCAACATTCGGCATTGTTGTCCCTGTAAGGTGACCGGGAAACGTTGGTTGCTGAAACGCAGGCGCATTCGGGTCTTCTACAAGGTTGCCGTCAGCGTTCGGTTGCTTTGGTTGTGGAGTTGGCTCACCATAACCTGTGAACCCCTGATAGAGCAACCCTTTAAAAAACTTTACGGGGTCAAACCCTATCATCTGGGCAACCATAGGGTTCTTAGTGATATAAGATATTGCCTCATTCGGCTCCATCTTGGCTATTTCATTTTTTATCCCAAGGATATCAGTTTCTATCTTTGCTTTTTCAGTCAATAGCTTCTTGAGTTCATCGTCCTGTTGTCTCTGCTGTATCGCTGATGTCTGTTGTGCAAATCCCTGGCTGAATCCTGCCCCGAATGCTCCGCCCATGTTAACCTCCTACTTATTGCTCTTAAGTATCCACGGTTTATCTTGACCCATCAGCATCATAGCAGTTAAGCTACCCATGCCCTGCCCTTTACCTGATGCAAGCTGGTTCTGCATCTGTTGAGCCATCAAGCCCTGCTGACCTGCACCTAATGCTGTACTACCAGCACCGCTCAAACCTCCCATAGCCTGCCCGGGTACTCCTGTTGCAAGCCCATACGCTTTATTATACAAATCCTGTGCAATACCTGCATACAGGTTGCCATAATCTGTTGCCCGCGACTTTTCAAGCCCGCCAAGCTGTTCCAGCATTGCTCCACCTGCCGGCATAGACCCGATAATATTCTGTCTCCCTTGGGAATAGGCATTTTCTATTCCCTGCCTGGCTGCGCCAAATACAGGAGAATATTGTGCAGGGAACATGGTATTGCCGTATTTATCATACTGCCAGTTAAACGTTGTCGGGGTTGGCTTATAACCTGCCGTTCTTATGCCAGTTTTTAATGTAAGCGGGTCTGTAAGCCCAAGAAAACCACCGAGCTGGTTGATAATAGCATTTCGCATCGGATCAGTAATGTTCCACAGGTTAGTTGCCATCTTTGCCTGACGACCTGCAAGGAGTTCAGCCATGTCGCTACCTCCTCCTCCACCTTTCCCGCTTGATAATGCGTTGGCTCCAGCATTTAATGCCCCAGCCCCAAGTAATGCTGTTCCTGTGCCTACACCCATATTATCCTCCATTCGGGCAATAGTAGGATATCACCCCGCCTACTAATCTATCCCCGTCGTATTTCATTCTGCAAAAGTGTGGTATTGTCCCAATTACAGTGAACCCGAGCAGTTTTACCATTTTAACTGCAAGGTTGTTTGTCTCAGGTGTGATACCAACAAGAGTCTTTAATAGTCTATTGCCATCCTGATCCCGCAAGTTAGACCAGTATTCACGGACTGCTTTACCTACACCACGGTTATATTTGCCAAGGTTACAATAATGCACCCTTGCTGACTTATTCTCGTAGCAATTCAACCATGCTATCATCCGTATTGCACCGTTGTCATCCATAACTGTAAGGGGATAATTGAGAGGAGACTTGATAAACAATAACCATTCATCACCAGTAGTAATAGAACCGTCATAGAACACCCATCTTGCTTTTCCCTCATCTATCATACGTTGCCATATTGCAAGCAAAAACTCATCCGTCACCGTGCATTTGTCAGCCATATTGATGATGGGGATAATTGTGTAATTCATTCTACTTCCGCTCCATAAAACGATACAACCCCGCTTCCTGATAACCTCACAGACAGCCTGTCTCCAGTACAATGAGTTATTAGCCGTTTCCTGGTATTTCGTGACCCTGTAATACTATGCGTCTGTTTCACTGTTTCATTCAGCAGTATATATGCGTTTGCATTACCATTAACAACATCTACATCGTATTTAGCCCATCGTGGGAAGTATTTATACAATGGATCGGCAAATTGCTTGCTCTGTATCTGCCAGTCGATAGCAGTACCATTGTCGTCTGTTGCCGATATATTCTCAAGCTGCCATATATAGCCACTTGAGTCACATGCATAGAGTCTATTATTTGTTGCATCAACACATGCTGCTGTAAATTCAACCCCATAGTTGTAATGAGTAACTTTCTTACTGTCCATATCAATAACCATGATATTGCCACAATAAGTATCACTATGGGCAGGATAAAAAAACCAAACCTTGTTTCGAAATTGTAGAACAAAAGCACGGGTAATATAATTCTTGTCCAATGGTGCTATATTCTCAACTATTTCATCATAGAATAAAGAATTCACAGTTTTTGATGTTATCTTGTCGTCTGATGTCATTGTAAAAACATAAACACCATCTGGAGCAATATGAAAAATACCCGCTCCTTTTATAGATGATGCCATTGTATGCTGTTTCACCCCTGTTTTAGCATTCATCTTAACGGGCATAAATGACCCATGCCCTGTACCTGATATAAGATATACCTCGTCTATCTTCCATGCGAATAACTGCCCATTCCAAAACTCAAGGTCTGTTATATCTCTGTCGGCACTGCCCACGTCTATATAATAGCTGCCAGGCCAATACTCCATCTGGTTTGCCTTGCAGTAATACAGTCTTGTACCCTTAGCCATGAAAATATATCCAAGGAAGTTAGGGCCAGCCAAGATACTGCCCAAAGGTGGTCTGTAGTGGTCATCCTCAAGAAGGATAGAAAGTTCGTTGTCGTATATTATTTGTATACCGATAGCACTTATGGATACAGGCCATTCAGAGTCAAAATAATAGTGGTCTGTTGACTCGGCATTATAATTTGTCCGATATAGCCGTATATGAGTGACCTGCGGGTCTGACGGTATCCCAAATGATATGCCTCTGGTACTGCCACCTACCGTGAGCTGATATGGAGGTGATGGGTTGCTCTCAGATATAAGCACATTGCTTGAGTCGCGTTTTACATATGTATATCGTATCCAGCACGGGTTAGATGTCGTCCCTGCCAGCTCCCACCACCACTGAGGCAAATAAGCATATGCTGTCTGCCCTATAACATCGCTATCTTCGTTAAAGAGAGTCTGACGCTCCCATGCATGTATATATTCATATTCGCCTGATGTTGACGTAAACTGTCTGCATACTGCAACCGTATACCCGCCAGACGAGTATCCGCATATGTCATCTGCCTTGACAGTAACTGTTGCACCGCCCGGTATTGGCGGATAATCGAATACTACTTCAACCCCAACTATCTGTATCTTTGTTTTGTCAAGCGTTATACTGCTTGCACCTACAGCCCTGTTATGCCATGTGTCCTTGCTTAACGGCCCAAGATATATTTTCTGCACATTGTTAGAAGAATCCTCAAGGTATAGATAAGCATATGCTTTTGTTGGATTTGTCGCAATAGCATCGTATTTAACAAACAATGTAAAATGTGTGTAACTGCTCCAGTTCTGCTCTGAGCCATAATTATGCGTCAACCTGAATGTTTTATGCCCACCTGCTGATGTCCACACGCATCTAATAGACGCTGTTGCTTCCTGGAAGTCCTTCGTATCTGCGGTTATTGTTTCGCTTCCTGGTATCAGGTTATTTGCTGACCACCCTGTTATAGAATTGCATCGCTGTAATTGCGTGAACGAACCGCTTATGCTTGTTACCGCCTCCTCCCAATTATATGTGCAAACATAATCTGTTTTACTTGCAGGGCTGGCATTTGAGAATGGAGCATCAATACCCCAGTTATAAGCCTTGTCCCCCTGTATTCTTACCCTGTCAACTCCATTTGTAGCATATATGTTTTTGTCAGTTTCGTTCCATGACTTGCCTATAACAGCAGACCACTGGGCATTGGTCAGACCAGAGTATATCTCTACCTCGTCCCTGTATATATATCCTCCACCAAATTCGTATCTATGCCCTTCCGACTCAAGCATGAGGTTGGCAGGGGATATTACTACTGATCCTCTGGTAGAGCCAAACCTTGTCCTTGCCCTGCCTGTTTCGTCAAGCCTTAAATTCGTGCATCTTCTTAAAGCGCCGGAAACAGCATTCTTGTTTTCTACCTCTGCCGGGAGAAGTGTTGGTGCTGTTGTTATATCGAGCGAACCAGTTGGTAAAAACTTAACTGCCATTTCTCCCCCTACATAGCAGGATAATGATGGGATAACCGAGGGTGCTTTCTGTGCATATCACCATCATGCAAACCAAGTCTGTAGTCCCTGTCCCGTGAACGCATAGTCTTAAACAGTTTAATACCCCTTATCCCTATCTCTTTTCTCATTTTCCAATAGTCCCGTAAACTTGGGATAAAACCGTCTGTATCTGCTGAGAAGCATCGTTCAAGCATACCTGCCATAATTATCTTCAGCATATATTCAGGCCAGTCTGATAATTCATTTGTGTAGTCCTCGACAGGTTGAGGGGTGTATTCATAGATAAGAAATAGTTGTCCATCTACGTCAAGTTTGGCATCGCTTTCTGTTATAACCTCATCGCTTGTGCCTGTAATATATCCTGGTATCTCTTTTTCTGTGTTTGGATACTCAAAATAGTACATGTAATTGTAGTCGTCTGTTTCTGCATTTACCGGGTTCCCCTCAAGGGTGTCATATTCCCAGTCGTAGAGATAATTATAACGTATCAATTCTGACACATAAGAATGAGTAAAGTCATAGTCTTTTGTTTCTTTATCGTGCGTCACACCATATAACTTGCTCCCATCGGTTAACAGCAGGTAGTCCCCAGAAACAAGCAATATCCTGTCCACTACATCCCTGTACACGGTTTCCCACATATGCGTGTATGCATATCCGGTATACAGACTGATAGTTTTATCAAGTAACCCGCTTGGAGGATAAATTCTGCTGTCATCAAAGGTTATCTTTGGTATGGGATACAACACCATCTCGCGCCTGAAATCATCGGGGAAATAATAATACTGTGCCATACCCTTGGTAGTCTTATAATATCCATCCCCACGCATCAGAGTACGTTCATCTTTGTGAGTTATCATATGCTGGTCGAAGGCCGCGTATTTGATGGACTCAAAGGCCTCGTTGAGGATAACCCGTGGAGGTTCGGAGATTACTCCGTAGGCGGCCTCCCACCATTGCGTGATCCTGTAATTATCATCTATCGCAATCTGGCTGGTTGAGTTGTAGACCGGCTCCCAGGAGTACATTATGACAATACCGTCTTCATGTTCGTGGTGCAATTTGAACGGGCATATGGTTGATATACGGTTCCCCATTGTATGCTGATATTCCCACTCATGCATATATGTTATAGATGCCTGAGAAGGATATCTAAGCGTCCTTGCCCGTTGCAATAACCCTGTCTTTTGCGCTATTTCTGTCTGCGCTTCATGCCAGTACAGACCAAGCATATCAGAGTCCCATATAAGCCCATCGGGGTCGCGTAAGAACGTCCTTGCCTGTACAATTATATCCAGAAAGTTCATTTATCCTTCATCCTGTAGTATCGTTCAGTCTGTTGAGGTTTCAGTTTAACTAACGCAGCAGTTTCAAGATACCTGTTAAACCAGTCTGTAGCCCTGTTCGCATCACCACGGCTCGCATAATATTCTGATACAGCATAGTAAACACAGGCTCTCATGTAATTACCCCTAACCTTTACAAGGTCATTATCACCAGTATATGGTTTCGGGATAACTACGCTGTCAAATTCAATTACCCCTCCCCCTACCGAAGGAACAGGATATACCCCGATATAATTGTATCCGATATGAAAGTAATGAGTAGGATCGCCATTTGACAGCAGCCAGTTTTTATCCATCATACCGAGATATATAGCGTCAGTCTGTATAAGTGGTCGTCTTTGCTGTTTATTGTAGGCGTGGAGAACATATCCGAAATAGTCAGTCTTCCACTGTAGCTTATAGGTGAACTGATCAGCAACAAGAGATAGATAATAGACCTGTTTGTATGACCCTGTAACCATGCAGAGTTCAGCAATGGCATCGTTCAGCGAATCCCTTATCTGCTTAATACCAACTTCATTAAACACATCGGGGATGGTTGTGTTTTCACCTATCAGCTTGAGTACTTCTTTTTCAATACTGTTCATCTACCTACTTTTGTATACGGAGTGCCTCCGTGTAAACGGGTATCATTCGGATCGCCAGTAAGCAGTATCGAGAATTTATCAGGCTCTATCTCCTCAACACCAGTGACAATATTGCATGAGTTATCAGGAACAAAGTCAGCAAACTGTATATCAGGGAATTTCCAGTTGCCTGTCACTACTCCATTCCACGGTTCTATGTAGTGTTGACCATTTATCAATACCCTGCAGAATGGGTGAAACTTAATACATTCAACTGTATCAATGACTGCGCCTGAAGCATTATAGAATTTTTTCTTATCACGATAATAGAATACGGTTCTCCTGGTAATATCGCTCATTATTAGCCTCCTTGCCTCTGTCCATAAACCCGAGGTCTTTTTTAACCCATAATATTTCACTTAAAGGATATATGCCTAATGATATAAGATGCTTGGTTACAGCATCTTTATCCATCGAAATATGCTCAGGGTTTTTATTATCATAATTAAGATAATAATTAGTAATTATCCCACCATTTGTTTTTAGCCTCTTTGCTGCTTCTGCCAATACTTCTTCCCAATTTTCCAGATGTTCGATGCTATCCAGAAAAAAGATATAGTCATATAGCCCGCCCCATGACCATCCGCATAGGTCTTCTACTCCTCTCTTTTTAGCTCTCCATTTAGTAAACTCATAAGCTGTCGAACCATTAATATCGATAAAATCCATCCTATGCCCTCTGAGGACAAATTCAAATGTGACCGGGGCTGACCCACAACCGAAATCACACCCATATCCTGGGGCCTGCGTATTTATCATCGAATGCCACATCTCAAGCTGAGTAATCATCGGTTGACTATGATGAAATACCAGTTGACGGGCAAGCTGTTTATCCCCCCTCGATGCATAATACCCTATAAGGTCATTTCTCTTTTTGGCATTATTTATTTCGTGTTCATTATATCGTTCAGCTATTTCGATACATTCGCTAAATGTCTTCCCAAGATATTCCTCCACATCCATTCTATAAAGAGTTAGCGTTGAATTTGTCAGCCATGACTTAACCAACCCTTCATCACCACCAGCATGATGCCGTGCATTTTCCTGTGCGATACGGTGCCTGTTTTGTGGAGTTACAATCTCCCTTCTGTTCATAACGTGACCAACTTTTATAGACGTATCACATGCTACTTTAAAGCCTGCCTCAACTGCCTTCTTACATATTTGTATATCTGTCCCAAATTGAAACTCAGGTTCAAAATATGGCCCCTGCACACGGTCAAATAATGACATCCGTATCAGCATACATCCTCCGCCAGTAACAGCTACCTCCTGAAGCCCATTAATTACCTCGTCATCCCGTAACCAGTAATATCCCCCATCTGTACCATGTTTCATAATGACTGGTCTGCATTCTGCTCCTCGGTGATAATAAAGCGCACCTACTATACCTAACAAAGGGTCATTTTCCATATGTGAAATAAGTTTTGCAAGCAATCCATACCGCTCTATTGGCCCAGGGGAATCTTCCCAGTCAATAACCTGGTCATCGTCTAAAAAAAACATATAGTCACAGGACAGTTGTCTTGCTGATTCTACTATGGCGTTTCTTGCCCTGAATTGTTCACTCTTGGTCTTGACCGCCAAAAAGAAATCATGTTCAGGCAGTCTTCTTCCACAGTAATAAGCAAATCTCATATAGTCAGATAGTGTTTCTCCGGCTACATCTCGGTAACACGGTATGCCGATGCATATCCTCATATGTCACCACCGTCAAACAATAATAGCCAGTCACGGTCTATTACCCCTGATTCTGCCCACTCTGTAACCTGTTTCATATCATCATCATTCATTACCCTTACATTTCTGACCTTTGTACTGCCACAATGGATACACATGCCTCTTTTATGCAAATCAGTTAATAACAATAATGCCTGACACTGGTCACACCTGAGAACAGGTTCACGAAATTCCTTATCCTTGCTGTACTTTTGTTGTGCTGTTTCTATCATTTAACCCTCCCGACATATTATAGGGGCAGGAGTGTGTCGGGTCACCCCTGTTGTTCCCCCGTTACAACACCCGACAAATTATGTTACAGCGCCTTAATAAAGCAGGCGATGGCTTTCGTTGTATACGATGCCTGTGCTGCAAGCGCAAAAGCGCAATATTGAGCATTGTGCAACGTAAGTGTGGACGTTGCTGCCGCAGAAGCAGGATACGATTCAAGCGCGAATACTGCACTTAATGAAGCCAGGGCAGTCCCGGCAGCAATTGCTGGCGCACCGCCAGTCCATGTCCGTACCCTTACGGCCGCATGATAACCATATACCTGCACAAGACCATATGCGCCTGATGCTATAGTTTCACACGCAATTCCAGCTATAGCCGAACCATAGTGCCCTGCTTGTCCAGTTCCATCGGCAGGTCTAGTTACCGATACACCGTTAGCATCAGCAGCATAGTCCCATATGACCGGCTGACCATTTGTCAAACTTGCAGTCGAATACGAATTGTAAACTACAATGAATATCTTTTCAGGATCATTTCTGTTTATCCGTTGAAATAACATAATTGCCTCCTTACGATACGATGTTCTGGGCAATATTAAGCCCGACACCATGTTTTCGCAGATTTGATACAGTTGAATTTCCCATAAACAACACCTTTGCAACTTTTGCTGTCTGGTTTTCCGGTTCGATGAATGGTGTGGTCACAAAATCCGTCTGCTCATCTATGACCAGTTTGTAGAATTTGGAGTTGATCATAAACGCAGTCCCCACAGTAATTGCCGTTGTACCAGAGTGGAGATCAGGTACTAACTCATCCCACAACATTGTACCGCCTTTGAGCCTGACCGTATCAAACCCAAGTTCTGCCATGTCAGTATTTATATACTGTTTTGACGCATCTAGCGCCATCTCGTATGTTTCGTATGTTACCTGATCGCTCAGTATAATGTCGGGGCCAGAACCGTCTCCGCCTCGTGAGCAGAAGTTCCAAAGCCTGTAAAGATAAGTTTTTAACCCTGACCTGGTAGTTACATTGACATTAAAATCAGCTCCCGTTGCTCCGCCTGATCCGAAGTCGCCTACACGGTGTCTCCACCACGAATAGGTTGCAGCCGATATATTGCCGACATTCGATGTTGTCGGGTTCGTGGCTTTTGCCTTTCTCAGGAAATAACCAAGCGGGTACATATCCTTCATGCCATTGCCTTCGACAAATGTTCCGCTTGAAACAGTCCCACAAATCAACTGGGTGTTGACAGACTCTTTTATGCTCATTTCTGTCTGCATAATTTTCTTTTCGAGGAGTTTTAGGATAGCTGCCTCACCAGAGTTCTGCCGTTCTTCCAGCCTGCTAATTGCTATTGTGCCTCCAATCTCACACCACGGATAGAATGCAGTGGTCATACCGTCCTGCGGTGTGGTATCGAGTTGCTCGTACCCGTGATATGACTTAACCGTGGTATTCTTTTCGTACATTAACGGCTGTGCAATCCTTTCTCCGCCATTCTGATATTCTATTGCGCCCCTGCTTCTCAATAATGCAAGAAACCCGGATGACTTGAAGATGTTGTCAACCATCTTAGGACGAAACGCAAACAGCGTAGTCGAAAGGAGCGCATCATAATTTATCGTGTGTTGCGATGGTGCTGTTGCTCCTATTGTAGACATATTTGCCTCCTAAATCATGTTATGTATCTTTTTAGCTGCCATGACCGCATCGTGAAAACTCTCAATTTTGCCAATAGATGGTGCGGTCTTATTTACCTTGCTCTTGCCCTCAATTTGTGCAGCCTTTGTTTTAGCCTCAAACTGCTTGATAGCTGCCTGAGTAGCTCTGCTCGCGAATACCTCTTCAGGAACAGACATCCGATACAGTTTCTTGATGCCTTCAGCAGTCTTCAACAAGTCAGGCTTAATAAACTCCATGTTGGACTTAATCTCGTCCTCGTAGATTCGCCAGTTCTCGTCTATTTGCGATAACTGGTTTTCTATGCTCTGACTTTTCACCTGCTGAAGGTTTTCGTACAGTGGCCCAAGCATAGGCTTCAACTGCTCAATAATTCTGGCAGTTGCACGCTCCTCTGCTCGCTGCAACACCTCATCCCATGTCTGCGGTTCCCAGCCAGCAGTATCAACTATACTCTGTTGTTGCTGCTGCCCTCTGGGGATAAGGTCAAAACCCTGTTGCTGGGCTATCTGTCTTATCACAGCTTCAGGGTTACGCTCAAATGCGTTGTAGGCCTCAATCTTCTGCCTGTCCTTTGCAAGCTCTTGTGTCTTTTTCGTATACGCAGCCATCATCTGCTTTTCCCGATCCTTCAGTAGCGACTCGACATAAGGTCGATGCTCTTCAGGAACGTCATCGAGGGTCAAAAAGCGTACCGTGTCAGATGGAGTGACATCCGTAGATGTTTTGCTCTCACCTTCTATGTTCTGGCCTGCTGATCCTTCGCTTGTTGATGAAGGTGTCTCCGTGGCTGCATCGGCAGTCGAATCCACTGGTTTCTCAACAGCAGTCAAGGGGCTTTTTCCGTCTAATTCTGTCATTTTCTCCTCCTCGTAGTTTTTGGCGTATCTATAGGATCGTTTTCTTTCTTTCGCCCAAGGTTATATACCCAATCTGCAAATATCTGATAACAGTCTATACATAGGTCTACTTCCGAACTATCTTTCAAATTCCTGAATGTTGCATGCAACAAACTCTTATGACACTTATCACAAACTCTCATCGGTAATCTGATATCCCTCTTTTCATTTTTAATCCATGTTCTTTCAGCACCATAGCTTTGTGTTTTCTTGACTGAATATAAATTGGCTTATCACTTATATTCTCATCCCAGTACGGCTCGATATCTATGATAGGTTTGCTTTCAGGCGGGCTGAACTTTCTTTGTGCTTTCATACCACACCGAGGGCATTCTACAACCTCTTCGCTGATACGGGCATAGACATCCTGAATTATACCGCAATGTTCGCATAAGTAGTCGTACCTGGGCATCGTTACTCCTTCTTGCGATATAAGTCTGCCATAACAAACTCTTCGCATACAGAACATGAAAGTGGAAATGGTGTAAACGTATACTCAACCTGCGGTGGTTTTTTAAGACCTGGTGGATATGGCCTCTCTTTCCTTGTCAATATTGCTTTCTTGTAAAATACACAGTCAGTATGGTCACATGGTTTAAACTGCTCTTTTTTTGTCGTCAATCCTGCCATTATACTCCTCCTCTAAAATTATCTATCCCTCCACGACCTGTCATACCAGCACCAGGCATCATTGGGCTACCGGGGACAGACCCTTGTTGCCCGGGCATAGGTATCTGCCCACTGAGCATCATCTGTGCTATACTCCATAACTCTTCTACAAGGGCATCGTCCGAGATATGATACATCTCTGCTATTTTCTTAAGTAAACGTTTTGAGTACATTAACTGCGGTGCTGAAGCAAAGAGGTTTAATACTGCCGTGAACTGTGACCTCTCTACTTCTGGCAGTTGTGGTTGCATCATACCTACATTCACGCTGTACTGATATTCGCCCTCTATGTCCTCGTAATCTACCGGGCGTACCATCTGCCATGTTTCATTCCCGTCCGGGCCCGTTACCTTCACTGCCTGTTCCTGTGTCAAGTGTACTTGCACCTGCATATCCAATTTTTCTGCAATGCGTGTTGAGAAGTCAACAACCTGTGCAATGTCGTCACCTTCCTGTATCATTACGCGCTTTTCAATTATCCCTGCTTCGGTTGCCGAATCTATCCCCGTACCGCTACCCCTCTGGTTCGGGCCAACAGCAACATCATCAAAATCTTTTCTGAGGAGCAATATCTCCTGATAATTCTGTGCATCAAGCGGAGCATCAGCTATCGGGAAAACAGATGGCGCATTGGACATTAGCTGGATAATAGTACCGTCACCGCCTACTTCAAGTTTTGTTAATTCATCTTCTGATGACAACCCTTCTGACCATACCTGGTACTTTCTGTTAAACCGTTTTCTGTGCACTACCATTCTTGACCTTGAATCGCAATATTCCCGTTGCGGATCAAGCCATTGTGATACCGGTGGTATGGGATAAGGGGAAGAGTCGCGCAGGAAAAATCTCAGAAATGCATAAGGGTGTTTTTCGACCCCAGCAGGCAGGTCATCTGGTTTAATAAGAAAGTCATTGCATCCATCAGCAATGACCATCCATTGTTTATTCATAAGGTCATATATTTCATACTTTACGACAATATCGTTTTCTTTTGTCTTGCTTGCTAATGCCATCCCCTTTTTGCGTTGTTCCTGATGCTTATTAATTTCATCCGTTGCCTCGGTTGCCTGTACGGACTCACGGGCTTTCTTGTCATATCTTTTATCATTTCTGACTTCATCGTGCGGGGCAGTAATCCTCTGTGCTATCCATGCCCAGTCATCCTCAAGTGGGCCAGCATTCTCGTCAAATATAATATCATTCGGATGTATTCTTGTTACTTTGTATGCCTCATTTGCCGGAAGATACTCCGGTTCGGTAATAACAGTACCTATCTCATCCAATACTACATTCCCGTTAGCATCACGGAGAGGTTCGCCTGCAGCAGGGTTATCGATAAGGTCAGCCTCGTGATGTACTTTTATAGTTCCAAATTGAAACATGGCATCAAAGATAGCAAGTCTCATCTTCTCTTTTAAATTCAGTTCGCCCTTTAGATAATTCAGCATTGACTGCCTTACAAGGGCTATCTGTTCGTAGTATGCTATCATCATGGGATCGGGGATATATGACCGTTTAATTTTAACATAAAAGTATGGGTCTGTACGATACAGTGTTGGCAACACTGATCGCAAATTTGCATATATGAGGTTAATGGTGATCCATTCATTTACCTTCCATCCAGGTGGTATCTGTCGACCTTCAAGATATTCATAAGCAAGTGCAACCTTGAAGGTTCGATACCATTCTTCTTTAACCTCCCGCGCCCTGTTGATCTTTTCTAACCATTTTGTTGCCTGTGACTCGGGTGATGCTTTTTTAGCTGTTTGATACGATGTCTTACTTTGTTTTTTTGCCATTATCTGACCATCCCGTATGCAGAATTAATGCTCGTGCCGTGCTGTATTGCATACTCTTTCGCTCTTATAAGCCTTCTGCGCTCCCACTGGAAAGACCCTATATCACTGCGTTTTTTGACAGTCGGTCTAATAGGTCTACTCATTAATGCATACCGTGAACAGTCGTAGCAGTGGTCTTCAGCATTAACATGATCTATATCTTCAGGCTCCCTCGGATGCTGTTTAAGCAGAGCCATTGTACGCCACCAATGCTCGCAGTTATTGAAGATATGCATACCAGGGTTGCCGTGGTCGTCAAGGGATAACCGTGAATGTACCTGTTGTTTACCGAGTATACGGTTATTATCACCACGAAGCCACGTCACTCCTTCTGCCGACATCTCATCTGCTACTGAGGGGCCGACTATACCCGTCTTCATGTCACGCCTCTTTGACCATATTGATGGGTCTGCTGGACCAGGTAAGACTCGGCCCCCGATACGCTTGTCCTGTTCCTCGATCTCTTTTATCTTTCTTGCAATATCAGATGCGGTCATTTTCAGACCAACATAAGACTGCCTGGCTTCGTCTTTTCTCCCCCCATACCATTCACGGTATAAATACAGGTGACGGTCATAGTCAACTGCCCACCACTGCACACAGAATGGTGAGCTATAACCCCAGTCAAATGACCTGAATCGTGTCCATTCTGGAGGTATATCGAATGGTTCGCATCCATGCACTTCACGGTTTAACTCGGAAAACACTTGACCCTCGAAAGAATCCCATCTGCCTTCAAGCAGTCTCATCCGTTCTACCGGAGGTAATTGAGTAAGGAGCGCCCTGTAGGTCGGGTCGTTATTGGCAAGTGTAGGGTTATCGTCTAATTTCGCAGGGATGAACTTTCTTGTTATCGTTTCAGAGTGTTTTTTACCACCTATCTCAAAGTGGACTATTTCATGGAAGACCTTGTTACCCATCGGATACTCGCCAATGCAGAATCTGTCTTTAAGAAACTGATGTGCCGGGCCACCAGGGTTGGTTGCATATCTGATACGTTTTTTTATGCCTTGGGACTAAATGGCTAAAAAGAAAAAGAAAGCAAAAAAGCAGAAAACAACAAAGGGAGGTAAAAAATAATGCCATGCGGTAGAAAAAAGAAACCGAGAGGTAAGTGATGGGAGGCGTAGGTTCAAGAGGTGTTATAGGCAACCGGGGTAACAAGAACCCGAAGAACCCTAATAAACGGACATATTCTGATAAGTTCAAAAAGTCTGTTCAACGTGCGCTTGAGAAGAAAGCGAAAGAAACAGGCAAGTCCATATATGATGTTTTTGCCGACCAGTTGTACACAGTAGACAAAAAACAGCCTCAGATATGGGCTGCCAATTTCAAG